TCAATTACCGAAACAACAATAACTAAGGAGGACTCAGTGTCCGATGAAAGCACAGTTGTAACTGAGGACGCAGTAGTTGCAGAAGCAACTCCAACTGAGTCTCAAGCAGTAGACAAAGATGCAAAAATCGCTGAACTCGAAGCCGAACTTGAAAAGGCTAAGAAAATGCCAGCGTTTTTATCTCCAGATAAAATGGAAGATGAAACAGAAGAAGAATACGCAAAGCGTATGAAGAAAATGGAAGAAGAAAAAATGATGGGCAAGAAGCCAATGAAGATGGAAAAGTCATTGGAATCTGTCGAAAAAGCATTTGCTGTTGAAAAGGCTCGCGCCGATGAAGCAGTTGCACTTCTTCAGAAAGAACGCGATGAGCGAGCAGATGCAGATGCTATCGCAAAAGCAAAGAATTGGAACAATCTTCCTTTGGAAGCAGAGAAGGTCGGTCCAGCACTTCGCCGTTTATCAATTATCGACGAAGACCTTGCAAAGAGCATTGAAGGTATTTTAGAAGCCGTTAATACTCAAGCAAAAACATCAAACCTATTTGCTGAAATTGGAAAAGCCGCAGATGCATCATCCGATGCTTATGACCGCTTAACTGCATTAGCAAAAGCAGCAGTTGAATCAGGCGTAGCACCTTCATTTGAAATTGCAATGTCCGATGCCGCTCTAGCAAACACAGACCTATACAAGCAATACCTCACCGAGAAGGGTGCTAAGTAAACATGGCATACGAAATCAATAACTATTCCGTAAGAGCAACCTTCGTTGCTGGTGCGGATTTATCAACAAAGCAGTACACATTTGTTAAGTTGAACTCAAGCGGAGAAGTAATTGCAGCCGCTGCCGCAACTGACATTCCAATCGGAGTACTACAAAACAATCCAGCGTCAGGTGCAGAGGCTTCTGTAACTATCGTTGGCGGTACAAAGATTGTCGCTGGAGCCGCTATTGGCGAAGGCGCATTAGTTGGAACAAGTTCAACAGGTAAGGCAGTTGCTTTAGTTGCTGGAACCGACACAACAAAATATGTCGTAGGAACACTATTAACCGAGTCTGGTGCCGATGGCGACATCGTTAGTGCAGTTGTTAATTGCGCTAATCCGGGCAGAGCGGCATAAGGGGGACTAACAAATGCCACAACCAACATTAACCGATTCGCATATTGATGCGATTCTTACAAACATCTCCGTTGCTTACATGCAAAAGCAAGAGAACTTTATCGCTGATAAGGTTTTCCCAGTTATCCCTGTCGATAAGAAGTCAGATAAGTACTTTGTTTATACAAAGAACGACTGGTTCCGCGATGAGGCACAACGCCGCGCAGACTCAACAGAGTCAGCAGGTTCAGGTTACAACCTAACAACTGGCACATACAATGCAGATGTATGGGCGTTCCACAAAGATGTGGGCGACCAAACACTTGCTAACTCAGATGCGCCATTGAACCCACTTCGCGAGGCTTCAGAGTTCGTAACACACCGCCTACTACTTCGTAAGGAACTTCAGTTCGTTTCTGATTTCTTTACAACAGGAGTATGGGCTGACGATGTAACTGGCGTTGCTGGTACACCATCATCAGGACAAACAAAGCAATGGTCAGATTATTCTTCATCAGACCCTATCAACGACATCGAGGCTGGAAAGTCTGAGATTCTTGATAACACAGGACAGGAAGCAAATACTCTTGTTCTTGGATACGAAACATTCCGTCAGTTAAAGAACCACCCTGACCTAGTTGACCGTATCAAGTACACATCTTCACAAACAATCACAACCGATATGTTGGCAGCAATGTTCGACATTCCTCGCGTTATGGTTGCAAAGGCTGTAAAGGCAACCAACAACGAAGGTGCCGCTGGTGCGTATTCATTCGCATACGGTAAGGGCGCACTTCTTTGCCACGTTGCTACAAACCCAGGAGTTCTAACTCCTTCTGCTGGTTATACTTTTAACTGGACAGGCGTTTCAGGCGGTCTTGGTGCAAACATCGGAACTTCATCATTCCGTATGGAGTCACTAAAGAGCACACGCATTGAAGCGGAAATGGCTTTTGATAACAAGGTAATCGGTTCAGACCTCGGTTACTTCTGGAATACAATCGTCGCTTAATTAAGTCAATAAAGGAGGGGGAGTCTTTAATGGGCTCTCCCTTCTTTTCTTAGAAAAGGAAAATAAATGCCACAGGTAAATAGACTTACTCGCGGTGAAGCAGCAGTCGGTGCACTACAAATTGGCGACAACGATACTGTTTATGGTATTGAGTTCGGCACAGTAGCAATCGACCCTGCTTCATTGGGAGCAACAACTCGCGGTGCAACAACATTTACACTAACTGGTGCGGCTACAACCGACATCATTATTGTGAATCCACCTGCAACTCTCAACGATGATTTAATCTTCGCTGGAGCCGCAGTAACAGCAGCAGATACGGTAACCATCTACCTCTACAACCCAACAGGAGCAGGTATTGACCAAGCGTCAGCAACCTTCTCATACTGCTGGATTGATACAACGGCGTAAGATGAAAGCAAAAATCCTCAAGACTCTTACCGTCAATGGTAAGGAACTACTATCAGGAACAATTGTCGATGTAAGTGAATGGCGTAATGCTAAAACACTTGAAGGCTCACGCTACATTACTTTTGTTCACGACGAAGAAATAAAAAAAGAAACAACCAAGCCTAAAGCCCAAAAGGACGAGGCAACAGAATAAACTAGAGGGGCGGCTAGAAATAGTCGCCCTTCCTAGTCTAAGGAGAAAACAAATGGCAGTTTTACACCAACGAGTAACAGTTGGAACAACAGCCACACTTTTAGCACAAGCGGGAACAGACCGCGATGGCATTAATGTAATGATTCAATCTGCCAAAGGTGGTTCAACTGAAGTGTTTATTGGCGGCGCAGGAGTAACTACAACAAGTTATGGACATTTAATTGACCCAGATGAGCACTTTGATATACACCTCGCCTCAAGTGAGACTCTATATGGAATTGTTACAGCAGGCACACAAGTAGTTAATGTTTTAAGAAGCAGCGCTTAAGGAGCATCATGGCAATTAGTCACGCACAAGTATCTGTTGGAACAACTGCAACTCTTTTGAGTCTTGCGGTTCAAGGCCGTAATGGCTCAACAGTTTTAGTACAAAACCCTTCAGGCGGCGCTAACGTATTCATAGGCGGCGCAGGAGTAACAACAACTTCTTATGGATACCTTTTAACAGGAGGAAGTGCTTTTGCAATCGATATTGAAAATGGCGAAGCGATTTATGGAGTAGTTGCCTCAAGCACACAAACAGTCGGCGTTATCCGTCAAGGAGTTTAATTATGGCTATTTCAATTATCCAAAACCCAGTCCCTTTAGTACTTGTAGATAGTAAAGGAGATATGTTTGTTGCTACTGGCGATGATACTGTCGCCAAACTCTCCGTTGGTAGTAATGGAACAGTTCTTACTGCAGACTCAAATGAAGCAGGCGGAGTTAAATGGGCTTCAGCAGCAGCAGGAGGCTTTAACGCCTTTTTATTGATGGGTTAGGAGTTTATTGTGGCTCTTACACCTGATTTAGAAACCTGTACTCTTACAGGTTCTTTTGTAGATGTTAATGGCAACACGGTTGATGGGTCTATTCGATTTACGCCTATTACAATTGTTATTGATACAGACCAAAATCAAATCCTTATTAATAGAGCCATTACGGAAACTTTAGTAAGTGGTGCTTTTAGTATTGTTTTGCCTACTACAAATGATTCAGATGTAAGTCCCCAACCTTTTGCTTATAAAGTAGAAGAAATCTTTTCAGGTGGAAGAACTTATTACATTGTTCTTCCTACTGGAACAGGAACCGTTGATTTAGCAGATTTATCTGCCGCAGTGGACTCAGCAACGGCCGCGGCTTATGTGACTCAAACTCAATATTCAAGTCTTAATGCCACTTATGCGACTGCTGGCAACGCTTACACGGCTTTAGATACGGCTCCTGAAGTAGCAAACAACGCCACGACGAACGCAACGTCAGCGGCTAATGTATTATCAGATATACAGAAGAAAACTTTAAAACCGTTTTTATTGATGGGACTCTAAAATGGCTTCGGTACCTATTGCTCAATACACAACTTATAACACTCTTTTAACTGCCATGTTGCCAACAACTCAATCAGGTCAAACTATTGGAGATTCAATAACAAATAATTACAACGATACTGTTGCAGACTTAGCAACTCTTAATGCTTTATCTTTAACAATATCTAATCCACTACTGGCAGGTTTGGGATAATGCCATTACCATCAAGTATTACTTTAGTACCTGTCGCAGGTAATTATGTTGACTTTGAAGGAACTCCTATTAGTGGACAAATTAAATTCACTCTTAGTGATGTTCTCAATGTAGGTGCAGATAATAAAATAGTTGTGCCTTCAACCAAATCAGTAACACTTGATGGGAATGGTTCTTTTTCTACTAGCCTTCCTTCAACTAATGACCCTGATGTTTCTCCAACATATAGTCTTACTGTTGAAGAGGCTTTCCCTTCAGGTCGTACTTATACAATCAGTCTTCCCTATACAACCGCAGGTACTTTAAATCTTGCAGATATATCTCCAGTACCAACACTTCCCGATACTTATGTTGGTTTAGTTTCAGACACTTTATGGAACGTTCTAGCCGCAGGCATTGATGCCCTAGACGTGACCATTAACCAAACAAACGGCAAGTTTGTATTCATCCTTAGGTATCGCTACTTAGAGGCTGGCTACGCCTCTTATACGGCCTTAAATGGCTCTTTTGCTACCTATACCCTTTTACAAAGTGGGGCTTTCTTTGAAGCGGCTCCATCTTATTTTACAAGTTATGAAACACAAGCAATAAATGCTTCAACGAGTTCAAGTGCGTCTGTGTCTTCTGCCCAAGCGGCGGCTAGTGGCGTGCTAAACTCATTCCTATTACTCGGAGGTTAATCCATGCCAACAGCATATAAAGTTCTCGGTCAGATAAATCCGTCAGCAACGACGGCAACTACTCTTTACACAGTTCCATCATCAACAGAAACAGTCGTATCAACAATCGTTGTTACAAATCAAACGACTGCTGGAACTTACCGTCTTGCTATTCGTCCAGATGGTGAAACACTAGCCGCTAAACACTACATCGCCTACGATGTTCCACTCGCCGCTAATGAAACTCATACTTACACTATCGGTGCAACTCTTAATGCCGCAGATATAATTACAGTTTACGCTTCTTCTGCAAGTCAATCATTTAACGCATTCGGAAGTGAGATTTCGTAATGGCTGTAAATAAAAATGGTGGGGTACCGATTGCAGTTGAAAGAGCAGATACAACTTCCACTGCTATTACTGCAGCGACAGCGACTAGCGGATTAAAGTTTGGTTCACCAACAGTTTTTAATACTTCAGGCACATATACAATTCCTGCAACCGCAACAGTGAACTCAACTCTTATGATTGAATCAATGGGTGGTGGCGGTGGCGGTGTCGCACCGGACCTTCTTACATACGCCTGGAGCACTTACTATGGTGGTGGCTATAACGCGAATATAACTATAAATAACGGTCGCGGTGGTGCGTATGCAATTGGTATTTATAGGCTTGGTTTTTTTAGTCAAACTCCTGCTAGTGGAAGTGTTACAGTAACAGTTGGTTCTGGCGGAAGCGGAGCAATATCAAACGCGACCAACTTTAATATTGGCAGTAATCAGAGTATTAGTTTTCCAAATCTAACTGTCGCCACGGCTGGAGGAACATCTTCTGTAACTTATGGAGGCGCTAACTTTGCTACAGCAGCAGGAGGCGCAATTAATAACACAAGCGATGCAGTAGTTGGTCAAGCCACAAACTTTATTGATAGTACAACTTTAGGTACTATCGCACCAAGAGGTGGGCAGTCTAAAAGTTCATTTAACTTCGTCACAAACGCCACCAACACAATGGGTGGAACAGTTAATCATACTGGAGGCTGGGGAGCAAGGACTGAGTATGGAGATGCTTTAGGTAACATTTTAACATCACCTACTACATCAGCAACAGTCTCAGTAACTGCTGGTGGGTCAACTACTCAAGGAACTGATGGAAGTGCTGGAACTGGTCAAGGTGGGGGAGGAGCAAGCCAACATTATTTTGCAGGCGCAGGAACTTATAACCTTGCAAGAGCAGGAAACGGTGCCGCCCCAAGTGGAGGCGGTGGCGGTCATCCAACATTACAACTCAACGCTGCCAATTATAATATTAATACAGGGCAAAAAGGTGGCAACGGTGGTGCTGGCAGAGTTCGTATTTGGTTTCAGGCATAGGAGTAAAAATGACTACCGATTTTTCTAATGTGTATGTACTTATTAAAGGCGAAGATGTTGTTAATTCTATAATCTTTGAGGGTGATAGTCCAGACTTTATTAATGGACTTAAAGAACAATTAGATGTTGATGTAATTGTAAACTGCGGTGATTTAAACTATGTTCCCTCTATTGGATGGAAATATAATAAAACGACAGGCGAGTTTATAGAACCACTTGTTGAGTATACTCCTCCTGCTAGACCTGAAGGTGTGGTCGACTAGAGAAAAGGGTAAACATACATGGGAAAAAATATTACATTTACAGATTTAGTAGGTGTAGGAAAAGAGTTTTATCCCAAACCCGCAAGTAGTTTTATTCCTGACTGGTATAAAGATACACAATCTTACTCAACTGGGAAAAAAGAAGTTTTAGTTGAAGGTGAAGTTACTTCAACTATTAAACATTGTATGCCAGTTTTTGATGCACTTACACTTGGATATATTATTCCAACTTATGTTGATATTTATGTTCGTCAAGAAAATGGCGCTCCGTATTATTCATGGGCTAGTCACGATGCAATTTCATTTCATCCAAACGGTCAATTAAGTAAACATCCGAGGGCAGGAATATTTGATGCACCTAAATGGAAAAATCCTTTTAGTATTAAAACACCTGAGGGTTACTCAGTTTTACTTGTACCGCCAATTCATCATCCAAATGAGTATTTTGAAATCCTAGAAGGCGTTGTAGATAGCGATAGATATACAGCACAAGTTAATCTTCCTTTTATATTAAAAGATACTTCTTTTGAAGGACTTATTCCTGCAGGCACACCTTTAGTTCAAGTAATTCCATTTAAACGTGATTCGTGGCAAATGTCTTTAGGTGGTGAATCTGAAAAGTTAACATCATTTGAAGATGGTAGAAGATTAACCACTAGATTCTTCGATAGATATAAAAATCTTTTTAGAGTAACTAAAGAATTTAAATAATGAAAAAAAATATTTTAAAATATGAATCAGAGTTTGACCATTTCCCTAATCTAGAACCAATCAAAAAGTTTGTTCCAAAATGGTATAAAGAAATTGATGCTCAGATTATAGACAGACAAGATTTTAACGTAAATACAATAAAAGGTTGTATGCCATTTTTAGACGCTTTAACAATTGGATATACATTAACTCTTGCAGGTGATTTAGTAATAAGTTTGAATCCTGATGGAACGTCAAATATCTCTTGGGGTAATACTCCACTAATAGGTATCAGGCAAGATTTTTATCCAACAGTCCCTATTCCAACAGGTTATGATAGTAGTCAATTTTTTTGGATTAATTCCAACGCAATAGAATTACCAAATGGATACAGTGCATTATTTACTCACCCAATGAATAGATTCGACCTACCTTTTGTTACTACAAGCGGTATTGTTGATAATTATAAAATGGGTAAAGGTTCAATACCATTTTTTATTAAAAGCGGCTTCGAGGGAGTTATTCCAGCAGGAACTCCTTTTGTTCAAATTATTCCCTTTAAACGAGAAAAGTGGATGGCTATAAAGACAAAAGGCTTATATGCGGAAGCAAATATAATCACAGAAAAAAGCAAAGGCTTGTTAAGTGGTTGGTATAAAAAGCATGTTAGGATTAATAAAACCTACGAATAAGACTAGGTTATAGGCGCGTTTGAGTATTAAGGCGCTTGTTTTTAATAGTCTGCTATTCTAGTGAACGACTCTTGGAGGCATCATGGCTACAACTGGCAGAGGGTTAAGATACCCATTAGCCGCAGATACACCTGCGGTTCATACCGATATTAAAAATCTAGCAGATGACTCTGACGCTGAGTTTGATGACTTTCAAGTCATGGAAATAATGAAGGCTAACTAATGGCTGTAACTCCTAAAATACTAACAAGAGCGGCGGCTGCAACTTCGAGCGCAACTCTCTACACAACTCCATCAGCCACAACTACGATTGTTACTGAAATTACAGTAACAAATACATCAGGCGGTTCTTTAACCTTTAGTATTAATTTAGATACTGTTGAATTATTTAGCACAATCTCTATTGCGGCTAATACAACGACTACTTATTCAATGAAGCAAGTTCTAACAGCAACTAAAACTATTACAGGTTTAGCCTCAGCAACAGATGTGAACTTTTTTATAGCAGGAGTGGAGATAACTTAATGTCTTTAACAACACCTAAGATACTTTATCGCGCTGCCGCACCAACTGGTTCTGCGACCCTTTATACAGTTCCTGCTTCCACTACAACTATTGTGACGAGCATTGTAGTTGATAACGCTGGCGCATCAACTAGAACTTATACTATTAGTCTTAATGGAGTTCAGTTATATGGAAGCGTAAGTATTCTCGCTAACGCAACTCACATCTACGACATAAGACAACCACTAACGGCTACTCAAACAATTTCAGGTAACGCTTCTAATGCTGAAGTTAAGTTTCATATCTGCGGAGTAGAGATAGCATAAAATGGCATTCACCTACATTGACCCAACCAACAGTAATCGAGATAAAGTTCGCTTCTTGATTCAAGATACCGACTCAACTAATCCCCACATGACTGATGAGGAAATTGGTTGGCTTATAACAGAGTGGGCTGACGTTTATGATGCAGCGGCTAATGCGGCAGATATTCTTTCAGGCTCTTATGCTCACAAAGCAGATTACTCAAAGTCTGTTGGCGATTTAACTTTATCTGAAACTTTTAGTACTCAATCAGAACGCTTTCAAGCGCTTGCAACCAACCTACGTTTAAATCGTATGCGTCGTTATGTTCCCTCATGGGTGGCTAACCCTGAATCACTTAAGTCCACGTCAAACCGAAATGTAGCCACCTACAACACAGATGCACACCTTGGTCAAATGGATAACCCTCGTTCAGATACATCGGAGAGCAGTCTTCAATAATGTCTACTACAACTTGGACAGGTCCTGAAGGTATCGATGAAAAGTTTTACGAAATGATGCCCGATACAATCGTATTTAATGCTGGCTCTGCTATTGATAAATATGGCAAGCGCACCTATGGCGGAACAGTAACTTCTGCTAGAGGTCGCGTTATCTTAGAAACTCGCCTTATGAAAGATATGGAAGGGCAAGACATAGTTTCTACTGGACGAGTTCTTCTCTATGGTCCTTACGCTTCCCTCACCCTTGCAGATAAAATAACTTTACCGAGTGGAGCAACACCAGTCATTGTTGCTTTAGAAACTAAAAAGGATACAGGTGGAAATCACCACACAGTAGTTCACTTTGGTGTTTAATGAAAGTTATCTTTCCAGACCTTGAAAGAATTCAAAGAGCGATAACAGCATCGGGTCCTGCTGGTGTAAAAGCGGCAGCACGAGCACTTCGTAATGAGGCACAAGAAGCCTTTGCCGCCTCTCAAGATGAAGTGCCAGTTGATACAGGAGCCTTGAAAGCCTCGGGTCGTGTTCGTCCTGAGTCGGGTGTTTTTAGTCGAGGTAATGAAGTCTATGTTGAACTTACTTATGGTGGAACTGCTAC